TACAGACACCAATAAGTGAAGATAAGAATATTCTTGAAAAGGTAGCAGATACCCAAAAGGATATTACTGAGATTTATCAGGAAAAAACTTATGATGAACTTACGGAGATCCTAAATAATTGGTTAGAAGGACGAGAAGATGATCCAGTAGAAAACACTACAAAGTCAGTAACTACAGCACAGTCTGTAGAATCGGCTAAAAGTGTTGAGAATGTTTCAGAGGCCTTTAACGAACTTTTTGATAAGTAAAACTAATTGGAGAAAATATGTCAGTTAGAGACGAATTGGCAAATGTATTAGCCGATAGTTTAAATAAACAATTCAAGGATATGAAAGTAGCATATTTCTTGGATGGGTCTGATACAACACCCACAGATATTAAAGAATTTATATCGACAGGTTCAACTATGTTGGATTTGGCAATTGCTAATAAACCAAATGGTGGTATTGCGGTAGGCCGTATTACTGAAATTAATGGTTTAGAATCAAGTGGTAAATCTTTAATAGGTGCACACATACTTGCAGAAACCCAAAAGAAAGGCGGAGTGGCTGTATATATTGATACAGAGAACTCTGTTAGTGAGGAGTTTTTGAAAGTATTGGGAATAGATACATCACAGTTACTTTACTTACAATTACAGACGGTAGAAGAAATTTTCCAGGCAATCGAGGAGATTGTTCTTAAGGTGAGAGAGGCTGAAAAGGATAGATTGGTTACAATATTAGTTGATAGTTTGGCTGCTGCTTCCACACAAGTAGAGATAGACGCAGATTTCGAAAAAGACGGTTGGGCAACTTCCAAAGCGATTATTATATCAAAAGCTATGAGAAAGATTACCCAGTTGATTGGTCGTCAAAGAATAGCACTTGTCTTTACAAATCAACTAAGAGCGAAACTTGGAGTAATGTTCGGAGATCCTTGGACAACTTCAGGTGGGAAAGCTCTTCCTTTTCACGCTTCTACTCGAATTCGATTAAAGAATAAAGGTAGAATAACAGATACCAAGAAAAATGTATTGGGAATGACAATACTGGCACAAGTTGTTAAGAATAGACTTGGGCCACCGTTAAGACACGCTGAATTTCCACTATATTTTGAAAGTGGAATTGATGATATCGGTTCTTGGTTAGAAGTAATGAAAAAACATAAGTTGGTAAAGTCTGCAGGAGCTTGGTATACATATACCGATGTTGCAGGTGAAGAATATAAATTTCAATCTAAAGATTTTCTTAAAATATTAGAAGAAAATTCTTTGAAGGATGAAGTTTATGATAGAATTTGTGAAAAAGTAATTCTTAAGTATGATATAAAAGATATGGACGAATCTGAACTCGTGAAAGAAGAAGAGGGAGATGAATAATCGATATTTTAGTATACTTGAGGAAATTAAGAAAAAAGGCGGTAAATTAGATGATGGTCACTTCAATGATAAAGTACTAATCATAGATGGCCTAAATACTTTTATACGAGTATTTAGTGTTATGCCAACTCTCAATGATGACGGTGTTCACATTGGGGGAATAGTTGGCTTTCTGAAAAGTATAGGTTACGCAATTCATCTATTTAATCCCACCCGAGCCATTATAGTTTTTGATGGTAAGGGTGGGAGCACCCGCCGCCGTAAGTTATTTCCAGAGTATAAGGCAGGTCGTAAAGTTAAGAAAAAACTTGTTCGAGCGTATGATTTTAATACACAAGAAGAAGAACGACAAAATATGCTTATGCAACTCACACGGATTGTCGAGTACTTGGATTTATTACCAGTTTCAACACTTTCAATTGATAATATTGAGGCAGATGATACTATTGGGTATTTATCTAAACAAGTATTTGATGAAAGTAAGATTACTATCATGTCTACCGACAAGGATTTCTTACAACTTGTAAATCATAGAATTAAAGTATATTCACCCACGAAAAAGAAAACTTACGATAGAGAATCCTTGATGGAAGAATATGGAATACCATCAAAGAATTTCTTAACATACAGAATATTAGAAGGAGATAAATCTGATAATATACCTGGAGTTAAAGGGGCAGGATTAACTACGATTAAAAAGAGATTTCCAGATATAATAGATAAAGACAATTATGTTACTTTGAAAGAAATTGTTGAATATTCTGAAAAACATAAAGACGAATTAAAATTATATGAGAGTGTTGTTGTTTGTAAGGAACAATTAGAACTTAATGATAAATTAATGCAGTTAAAAAATGTAGATATTTCTGGAAATGCTAGAATGAAAATATTATCAGGTATAGAGAAACCAATTACCGAATTAGTAAAATATAAATTTGAAACCATGTTTATGGAAGATAGATTATTTACATCTTTACCAAATTTACAAGGATGGTTAGCACAAAATTTTACACAATTGAATAGATACGCAAGGATGAGTCATGGGAAGAAAGCGTAAATATTTTACATCAGAAGAACAACACGATGCTCAGAAACGCTGGCAAATGGAACACTATGAGCGTAATAAGGAAAAATTACGAAAATTGGCCAGAGAACGGTATAAAAAGAAAAGACAATTAGAAATTGAAGAAGATTTAAGAAACGGGCTGTATGGTGAAGAAAAAATATAATAATGCGTGTAAATTATGAAGTATTACAGAATTTTGTAGACATAGATGATTTAGAATTAAATTATCACAGAGTTACAAATGATATAAATTCTATTGATATAGAGGACGGTATTGAATGGATTTTCAAATACTATAGAGAAAAGGGATTTCCACATTATACTGTACGAGAAGAAGAAAAAAATTCACATATAAATTCATTAAGAAAATTTGATACGGATAGTATTTTCATAGATAATCAGATTCAACAAACAATGCATGGATTAAGATTGGCTTGGAATTATTTTCCTCATTGGGTAGATGTTAAATGTGGTAATTCTAAAATGCCACCTATTGGATATTTCAATGATGATGATTTACTCAAAACAATAATTAGAAAAACTTGGAAGTATGAAGAAAAACACGGCAATAATAAATTTACAGAGAATAGATTTAGACAATCATTAAAATTATATCAAGGTTCACAAGGAGTGAGTAATTTTAGACCAAGTGCAGCAAAAGTTATTTATGAGAAGTTTGGTGGAGATGGAGTGATACGAGATATGAGTTGTGGTTGGGGTGGACGATTGATTGGATTTTTAGCATCAAAAAACACTAAACATTATATCGGTACAGAACCATCAACAAAAACATATGAAGGTTTGTTAAAAATGAAAAAAGATTTTTCATATTTAGGAAAACAAATAGATATATATAAACAAGGAAGTGAAGACTTTATTCCAGAAAAAGAATCAATCGATTTATGTTTTACTTCACCACCTTATTTCGATACCGAAAGATATTCGGATGAATCAACACAAAGTTTTAAAAAGTTTTCAACACCAAATGAATGGGTTAGTGGATTTTTAAAGAAAACTATAGAAAATTGTTATTACGGATTGAAGAAAAATGGTTATATGTTAATTAACATTGCAAATACACCAAAATATAAATTCATAGAGAAAGAAACCGTAAATATATCAAGTGAGATTGGGTTTATAAAAGAACCTACTGTAGATTTGATATTATCAAGTGTGGCTGGTAAAGGAATAAAGACCGAACCAGTATTTGTTTTTAGAAAGGGAAATAGTGGATAGTAAACTAATTAATGGAGATTGTTTAGAAGAACTAAAAAAGATTGATGATAATTCAGTAGATTTACTTTGTACTGATCCACCATATGGATATGGATTTATGGGAAAACATTGGGATAAGTTTGAAGAAAAACAATCTACTAAATCTCAAAAAGTAGGTTGGATGAGTCCTGGTATGACTAAATCTACATATGGTATGAAAGAGTTCTTTGTTCCTATCTGGGAAGAAGCATTACGAGTATTGAAACCAGGAGCATTCTCATTCATAATGAGTGCACCACGAAGTGATGTTCAGACGGTTATGGTTCAGACATTACAAGAAGCAGGATTTGATGTAAGTTTCACACCCATCTATTGGGCATACGCAACAGGTTTCCCAAAGGCTATGAATATTGGTAAGGCGGTTGATAAACGACTTAATAAAAAACGAGAAGTTATTGGAAAAAAACCCAATCCTAAGTTTGATATGGACATGAGATATCCAAACGATGACGGTGGTTGGTTGGGTAGAGAAGAATTTAATATAGAAGGTGGCCCGGCATCAGATGAGGCAAAATCACTTGATGGAAGTTATGCAGGATACCAACCAAAACCAGCAGTAGAAGTGGTGATTGTGGCAATGAAACCATTAGAACAAAAAGGTTATTTAGACCAAGCACTTGATAATCAAAAGGGAGTAACTTGGTTGGATGATTGTAGAATACCATTTGCAGGTATGAGTGATAAAGAACAATTTGATAAAGATAATGTTGCAGGTATGATGAACTTTGATGGTAAATATGAAAAAGGTGAAGGTAAGATGTATGAAGGTGGTTGGGAAAAACCAAATAGAGAAGGTTTATCAAGAGGAATACAGGCATCAAGAAAAACCACAAAGAGAAAACCAAGAGAAGAAAATACAGTATTCAAAACAAGTGGATTTAAGAGTGAAGATAATGATACAGCAGAAGCATCACCACTCGGTAGATTTGCCGCTAACCTATTAGTAAGTGATAATGTATTAGATACAGGTAAGAAAACTAAATCAACTGGTGGTCGAGCATATCAAAACACAAATGAGATGTTTAGTGGTGGTTGGGCATACGATGAAGAAGGTACGGGAGAGAATCCAGGTAAAGGAGATGAAGGGGATTATAGTAGATATTACAGTTTAGATGAGTGGTGGAAAAGTAGATTGTTAAAATTAAATCCAGAAGTTCAACGGACATTCCCATTTTTGGTTGTACCCAAGGCAAGTAAGTCTGAAAAGAATATGGGATTGGAAAATGTAGAAGCAAAACAACGAGATATGCTTCATATTGGACAGTTGAAAAAACAGCAAGGTGAGGTTTGGATAGACAGAAAAGATGGTAAAGGTAAGGTAAAGTTTAATCGTAGATATTTGCCTCAAAAAAACATTCACCCAACAGTAAAACCAATCCAACTATTCAGTTATTTAGTAACACTTGGGAGTAGAAAAGATGATGTAGTGTTAGACCCGTTTATGGGCAGTGGTACTACACCAATAGCTTGTGTGACTTTAGATAGAAAATACTTGGGGATAGAAAGAGAAAAGGATTATTTTGAAATTGCCGAAGCACGAGTAGAGAAGGCAAAGAATCCAGCAAACTTAGTAGAACACGACTTTTTTTAATATGGCAGAAACATTAACACATTTCGGACATTCATTCCAAAAGAAAATAATAGTATTATTATTATTCAATCGTAGATTTTTGCAAACAATTAATGATATATTGGAACCAGATTATTTTGATTCTGATGCAGATAAATGGTTGGTAAATTGTATAAAGAAGTATTATATGAAATATAAAGCAGAACCAACATTAGAAGCAATAAAAATACAAGTAGATGAACTTAGTTCAGAAGTTTTAAAGAAATCGGCAGTGGATAATTTAAGAGAGGCATTTCAACTTAGAGAAGCAACCGATTTAAACTTTGTAGAAGAAAAAGCTATAGAGTTTTGTAAAAATCAAACATTAAAAACTGCAATAATGAAATCTGTAGATTTATTGGAACGACATGATTATGATGGAATAAAAACTACAATTGATGCGGCAATGAAGGCTGGTACTACAAAAGATTTAGGTCATGATTATGTAGAAGGATTAGAAGAACGATTAACACATTCTACACGTGATACCATAGGTACTGGATGGGATATAATAGATGAAGTGATGGATGGTGGATTGGGTAAAGGAGAGTTAGGTGTTATTGTGGCACCTGCAGGTATTGGTAAGACTTGGTGTTTACAACAAATAGTACATAATACATTAAAACGGGGTAGTACTGCAATTCATTACACATTAGAGTTAAACCAATCTTATGTTGGATTAAGATATGATACTATATTTTCAGGAATACCCACAGGAGAAATTAAGTTTCAACAACAAGTAGTTAGAAAATCATTAGAAAAGATAACTGGAAAGTTGTTAATTAAGTATTTCCCAACTCGTTCAGCATCAGTACAGACTATAAATGCACATTTAAAACAAGTAGAGTTAAGTGGGTTAAAACCAGATATTGTTATAGTTGATTACGCAGATATTATGAGAGATATTAGTGGTGGTAAAGAGTTAAGACACCAATTAGGAAACATTTATGAAGACCTACGAGGATTGGC